GACGGTGCGTCGTTGGAAGTGTGAGGCATGATCTGCTCGACATAACCCCCTACTGCTTTTTGCAATTGCAGGAGCGTGAAGGTGCCGTCGTCGTTTTCAGGCTCAGGCATCGGGCGAATCTCTCCGTGAGATGTAAGAACGTAAGGTGCAATCATTATTTACTCCGTCGGGTCCAAGAAGTGAGTGAAGTCCAGCGTCGCTTGCACCACGTAGTGAAGCGTCGCCAGCGGGTGGGTTGTCTTTCGCGCCGCAACTCAAGCTCGTCAGCGATAAGCTCGACGACTGCGTCTTGGTTGCCGTCGAACCAATCGGTTACGTGCTCGCCGATGTGATCGTTGACCGCCGTGCTAACGTAGTCTTCGATGTCGCACTCGGCAGCAAGATCGCCAAGGTCGATGTGCTCTGCAACGTCGCCGATGTCGTAGTCGAGATGCTCGACCAACTCAGCAAAGTCGATGCTCTCCACAATCCGGTCGGTGTCGTAGTCAACAACACGCTGGGTGATTAGCGCTTCGATGGCATTACCAAGCGAACGCGCTACCTCTGAATTATCTACACTAGTCATTGTCGGGAACTCCCTTGCCCTCACAAACGGGGCATGTCTCGTCTTCATCAAAAGGAACAAAGTGGTAAGGCTCAGTCCAGCCATCGCCGTCCTCATACCCAGCCACCTCATACGTCTCGCCACACATGTCGCAGGTAACCTCCTCCGTCATGCGCAGCGGCTTGCTCGGCTTGTAGCCGCGATAGCTCCGCTCGAACTCTGTAAACACGGTTACTCCTGTTTAAATTGACCCACCGCCACAAACCACGCGGCATGCTCGCGGGGGAGCTTGGTCTCTGCAAAGTCAGCAATGAGCGCGCTGAACTCATCGACCGGCACATAGATGGTCGAGTTGGTGATGTTGCGCCCGTCGATTAGGAACTCCAACAGCCCGCTGCTGTCGAACGTCGCACGAACACGCCGCCCACCCAACTCCGAGCAGGGCCACTGCCCGCCTTTGTTCGTAGGCGCCAACCCTCTCGACCACTGCTGTGTGTCGTTAGGACTCAGCCAAATGGTGAACGAATCACCGTTGCTCTCTAGTTTCATTTAGACACCTCCATTTGTGTGCCGCAGCCGCACGTAGGCGGCCCGAGTTCGTCGATCCACTTGCGGGTCATCCGAACGATGCACCCACACCAAGTGCTAGGACACTCGACCTTGACCAGCCGAGAACCAACGCTGCCACGCTTGCGCGGCTTGAGTTCTACGTGCGGGTAGATGCCTAGCTCATTCGATAGCTCGGTGAGCTTGCGTCTAAACATCTCGCCCGGAACAGTCGCAGTCATCTTGCCCTCAAGACCGAGAGCGACAGCGACCTTGCGGAACGGTCCACGGTGCCCGCACTGCGTGCCGACGCTGGCGTGGACCAACTCGTGCGCCAACACCGCCAGCACCTCGACCGGGTCAGTCATGGTCGGGATGATGAAGATGTGGGCGCTTTGCTTGTCAGCGGAGACAGCCTTGTCCCAGCACTGACCGATGGCGTTAGCAGCACTCTTGCCCCGGCTGCCTTTCGGGAAGCCCACGCTTACGAGTGGGTCGATGTAGTCTCCGCCGCCCGCAGCGATAATCCACGGGCGCATCTGGGAAGCAGCGGCCTTAAGCCACGCTTCCCGCGTCGTATGTTGCTCCATTGCTATTGAGTGAAGGCGCCGCGAATCGCGTTGTTGACGTCACACGCAAAGAGGCGACCGTAGTGACCCGCGTTGAACTCGCTGGCCTTGACGAACGCAGGCAGCATTAGGCGAAACATGAAGCCGAGCGCTCTAGTCGGCATTGCTAGGCTGAGCGTGTTGCATGCGAACTGGTCGTGCAACTGCTGGCAATACTGCAAGAAGCGCCCAACGCGCTCGGGTTCCCAATCCGCAATGCGGATGTCGTAGGCGTCAGCAACGCGGTCAGCAGGGTGCTCGTTACGAATACCCTTGTCCCACAGTTGAGTCGGGGTGACGCCGTTGTGCCGTAGCAGCGCGCCAACAGCACACGACGAGCCAGTGTCGGCAGCGTCGCACGAGGGCGGCTCACCGTCTTTGGAATCAGGCGCCAAGTAGTAGCACTGACTGGCGCTGCTGTCGTAGCCGGTGTTTAGACCGTCGAGGTAATACTTAGCGATAACCTCGACGCAATCACCCGGCGTCATGAAGTGCAGCTTGTTCTTCTCTAGTTCAATCATCGTCTTACTCCTTGTTGTTTAGACGTAACCCCACATACGCAAGCACGACACGACAGTGTTGGAGCCACATGCCTCACAACAACCGTCGCCAGCGTCAGGCTCAACGTATTGCACGTTTAGACACTGCTTGCACACACCCGGAACAATCGAGTCGTATGCGTAGATGTCCATGACCTCGTGTTGATCCAAACCCTCGTGTTCGAGGATGGCTTCTGTGAACGGGCTATCCATTGCACTTGTCCATCACTCGGAAGTGGCGGAGGATCGCGTCGAGTTCGTCGCGTGCCAAGTCCATGTCAGCGATCCGCTTGTCCAACTGCTCCAACTTGTCGATGACGTTCGCACGCTCCGCCACCAGCTTGGTCAGCGACACGATGCGCGTGGTCTCACCTCTCTTGGTGATGTAGTACTCGTCCATATTGTTCTCCAGTTGTTGAATGATTGATCGGTCGCCAGATAGGGCCTGACGACCGCCGATTGTGACATCCGAAAAAAAAATCCGGGTCGGCTAGATGTCGTAGCCCCAACGCCAGTGAAACACTGGGTGGTCCTCGTGGCCGTTGCGCAAGTAGCCGTTAGCTTGCGCGAAGTATCGCCCTGCACCACCGTCGGTGCAGCACAGGTCCAGCTTGAGCACACGAAGCACGTAGTCTTCGGCGCTCTTTAGCGTCCACCCCTGCCCTTTCGGGAATGCGATGGACATATCACCGCTGCCCTCTGCGTCTTCGCGGCACTGGAACTCAGCGCCGACGAGTTGGCACAGCCCGTGTAAACGGCTGAGATGGTTACGACGCTCGCACTTGCGCCTGATCGGTCGCAGCACGGAACGTCCCAAGCTCTCGACGAACTCCATTACCTTGGGCTCGTCTTTGTTCGATAGATGCATGTAAGCATCACCGCTAATCAGTGGCCCGCTCATCGAAGCTTGCTCTCGTCGTAGTCCGAGATGAGCCACACGAGCGGCATAAGAAGCAGACCCACAACTATCACGATGTAAGCACCCATTGTTTCACTCCTTGTCCAGCGGATCACGGCTTCGCGCAACAGGATGCGGAAGCTCAAATAAAAAGGGGAACGACACCCCCGCACTAGGCGGGAGTATCGTTCGTCCATGCGTCATCGGACCAGTGCTGCCGCATCACGCTCTCGATGTCGTCCTTGAGCGCCACGAGTCGCGCGAACTTCGCCGGAGTGAGCTTCACGCCCTTCCAGCCGAACACGCCGCCCTTGACCGTCACGTTCGCCCACGGTGCCGTCGTGCCATCCTTGCGGGTAAGCACGCCGGAGTCGTAGACGATCGAGATGCCATCGAGCCGCGCAGCGCGATCGGCTTCCGCCTTCGCGTTCTGTCGCGTCACCTCCAACAGCTTGGCCAAATCGGCCTTGCTCATGGTGGCGAAATCGAGTCCGTCGAGAGATGCGGCAGCGCCGCCCAGCGAATCACTGTTGACCATTTGTAGTCTCCAATAATGTAGTGGCAGCGTTGCCATGGCCGACGACGTAGTGCCATCGGCCACCACATAGGGCCTGGGCGGGGGCCGATGTGACATCGGGAGAAAAGAAAATCCGACCGACTGCCGTAAACCCCCGCCAAGGCTCGAGTTATGGCGGCAGCCGAGAATTTTCTTTCCCTCGATGTCACATCGGGCCGTTCCCAGGCCCCATGGGGTGGACTGCCGGACCCGTTCCGGTAGACTGCTGGCTCACACTTCACCAACAGGAGAACGATATGAAGAACGAACAGCAGCAGTGGTCCACCGTTTACAGCATCGCACAAGCGGCAGCCGCCGCGCACCGGGCGACCGGACAGCAGCGAGGCATCGCACGCCGACAAGGCGCGCTTGCACTGCCGCTGCCGCGATGGGTAGACGAGACCACTGCTCACGATGGCATCGCCAACGCCTACATCCGCTGGAAGGCGGACAACGGCGCTGCGGAGCCGACGACCGACACGACGCGCTGGCTGGCTGGCTGCGCCACACAACAGCAGGCGAGCGCGGCAGCGTCGCCGTCGCTGGCCGTGACTGGCTGCTGGGGCGGTCGGAAGGCGGAGCACGTTCCGCTGGACGAAGCACCGGAGCCGTTCGAGTTCGACGCCACACTAGTCGAGCGCGAGAACGCGGAGGCGATCGACGCATGCATCCTGGAGCTGAACCCCGCGCTGCGAGAGGTCGCCGTCATGCTGCGGCGCGGCGACGACCAGCCGACGATCGCCAAGGCGCTCGAACTGGACGGGCCGACCGTCCGTAAGCGTGTCGAACGCGTGCGCGGCAAGCTGTCGCCGCTGCTCCGCGCGGCTGGCTTCGGCGGGCTGCTGTAAACGGCGGCGCCGGGGGGCGGGCGACCTCCCCCCTTGCGCTTGTCCCCCCGCCCCCTAGCCACCGGCCCGCCGACCGCCCCCGACCCTTGCACTCTCCCGGCAAATCACGGAGTATAAACGGCGCATTGGTTTTAGCCTCAGACTACACACCGGCACAAATACGGGACGCGCTCCTAGACATCTGGAGCGACCCCGTGGCCTTCGGTGTCGCCCTGGGCTACAAGGGCGAGCCGAACTCCGACCGCAAACAATTCGGCGCCTTCCACCGCCGGATGCTGGAGCACGTTCACAGCCAGCCCAAGACGAGCACCATCGTCCCGCGTGGCCACGCCAAGAGCACGATGATTACGGTCATCGACACCTGCCACCACCTGCTCCGTTACCCCGAGTCCCGCAACCTCATCGCCTGCGCCACCCTTGACCTCGCACGAAAGCTCGTCGGAGAAATCCGTGACCGCCTCAACGGAGAACTCGAAATCCTGCCTGGGCTGTTTATGCCCGTGCGAGAGGCGTTCCCGTGGCTTGCCCTGCAAGGCGACGTCCGAAAGTCCGGCCCCGCCGACCAATTCAACATCAACGGACGAGCCGGGAAAGGCCGTGAGCCTTCCGTATTCGCCGCCTCAGTCGAATCCAACCTCGCGGGCAACCACCCCACCCGCGCCGTAATCGACGACCCGGCCAACGAGCAGAACTCCCGCACCTTCACCCGTCGCCAAAAGGTCATCGACTTCATCGAAGCCCTTGAACCCCTGATGTATTCGCCCGACTCGCCGATCAACCACATCGGCACCCCTTGGGCTTTCCAAGACGTCACGAGCTTCCTGTCCCGCCGCGCCGACTGGTCCCAATTTCGCTTCGGCGTCTGGGACGGCACCAACCCCGTCAACGGTCGCGCCGACAAGAACGGCCCCGGCCCCGACGGCGCCTACGCACTTTGCCCCTCCTTCTTGACCGCCGACGAGATCAAAGAGAAGCAAAGCTCCCTCAGCCGCACTTTCTTCTCGGCGCAATACCTCTGCGAGCCGGTCCCCGCCGAGGAGGCGATCTTCGAGCCAGACCTCGTCGAAGCAGCCACCGACCCTGACCTCACGCTCAAGAAGCTCCCTGAGGGGCCGGAGATCCTCCTCTACGACCCGGTAGCACGCATCGACGGCACCAAGGGCGACCTCAACGGAATCGTCGTTGTGCGCGTTCTCACGGCCTCGGCCCTTGGCCTCAAAGGGTTCGCGCCCGACCGCAATATCTTCGTGCCCGTCAGGGCGCTGGAGATCCCCGGCGGCGCAGACGCAGCCGCGTGCTGGATCGAGGACGTCGGCTGCCCCGGCCACCCGCTGCTTAAGAGCGTGTGGATCGAAAAGGTCGCAAGTCAATCACTATTTGCGCCTTGGCTAGAGGAACGTGGTAAGATCAAGGGCGTCAAGATCCGTGGCCAGAAGATTGGCAACGCCTCCTTGGCCTTCCGTTTAATGTCGCTGCAAACGGCCATGCGGAAGGGATACCTAATCTTCCCAAAGGATTTCCCTGGACGGGAAACCTTGGTTCAACGTCTGATCGAATACCCACTATCTAACTCGGACGACCTTATCTCGGCCCTTGCCTTGCTTTCGTCAATGGTCGAGCGCCGAGGCAGCTTGCCTGGAGTAGAGCCAGCGCAGGGATCGAACCGTGATCCGTTGAAGGTGTGGAACACTAGCAGCCATGGAAACAACCGGCCTCAATGGTAAGCCGTATCAGCTTTCGCAAGAAGCAAGCACGGCCCTGCACTCTCTGCTTCAAACGGCTGCGGACGCGCTACACGAGCCGCTTACCGGTAATGAACGGTTAATCAACGACATCTATACGGGGCGCGACCCGATGGGTGGTGCAGCCAATCTGATGATTGGTGAGCAGGGTATCCCGGCCCACACGATCCCGGACGCCTTGGCCACCTACTCGTGGCGCCCGCCCGAGACGACGGCCAACCTCTTCCTGTCACGCATCCGCCAGATCGTCGCCAACCTTACGCCCGGTGTGCCGTCCTTTCGCGCTAAGGCCCGCGTCCCCGGAGCGGCGCACCTCGCCGAAGAGCAGAACCGTTTAACGCGCATTATGACCGATCACGGCGACCTCCGGGCCGCCATGCGCAAGGCAGCGTTCACCGGCCTGCTCTCGCCCTACTTCGGCGTCAAGGTCACCTACCGACCCGAAGAGAAGGTGCCCTACAACCGCGTCAAATACAACGCGGTCGAAGC